ATCCTGAATTTCTGCACGCAATCATGGAAGCCAGAGATTATGCACAGGCTTGGTTCGAGAATATCGCACAAAATAACCTGTTATCGCCAGTTCAAGGCTTTAGTGCGTCATTGTGGGCTAAGGCAGTTTCATGCCGATTTGCCGATGATTACACAGACAAGAGTAAGCAAGAGGTTACTGGCAACACTAGCTTAGAGGTTCGTTTTGTCAATAGCTGAGTTCCCACAAACTCTCAAGCCATTGTTTAGTGCTTATCGTTACAAAGTATTGTGGGGTGGTAGAGGTTCGGGCAAGTCTTGGGGTATTGCTAGAGCATTACTGATACAAGGCGCACAAACGCCTATTCGTATTCTTTGTACTAGAGAGATACAAAAGTCTATTCGTAACAGTGTGCATAAGCTGTTAAGCGATCAGATACAGTCTTTAGACTTAGGACAGTTCTACACGATAACCCAAACAGAGATTAGAGGTTTAAACGGAACTGAGTTTCTGTTTAATGGCTTATCCGACCAAACGGCTGAGAGTATCAAGTCATTTGAGTCTGTTGATAGGGTTTGGGTAGAAGAAGCGCAAACGGTTAGCAAGCGGTCATGGGATATTTTAACGCCTACGATTCGTAAGCAAAACTCTGAGATATGGATGAGTCTTAATCCTGAATTGGATACAGACGAAACATACACAAGGTTCATACAAAACTCGCCACCTGAATCATGGGTGTGCAAGATGAATTACACAGAGAATCCGTGGTTTAACGATACGCTAGAGAAAGAACGCACACACGCTCAAGCATCAATGAGCAAGGCTGATTACGAGAACATTTGGCTAGGTGTATGTAGGCCAGCGGTAAGCGGTGCTATTTACGCTGATGAAATGGCTGATAGTTTTGAGAAAGGCAGAGTTTGCCGATTACCTTACGATCCTTCACTACAAGTTCACGCCATATTTGACTTAGGCTGGAATGACAAGATGAGCATTATTCTTGCTCAACGTCATTTGTCTGAGATGCGAGTAATTGAGTACATAGAAGATAGCCATAAGACGCTAGATTGGTATTCAAACTTGCTGAAACAAAAGGGCATGAACTTTGGCAAGATTTGGCTACCGCATGATGGTGCGCATGGTGATTACAAAACAGGTAAATCAGCGCAGCAAATTATGCAAGAACAAGGTTGGCAGGTAAACATAATACCGATTGCTAATGTTGAAAACGGTATCCGATTAGCTTCTATGCGCCATTTACGCTTTGCTTCCCATTCATGGTTAGCCTGTTCAAACGTGCCACCGCTAACAACATGAATAGATTGTGCAGGTTCGGCAAGTAAATGCACCTCAGCCGTGGCACTGGCTAACTGCGAGTAATCAACAAGTGCTTGACCTGTTGTTGCACCTAAGCCTATGGCTAGTAAATGGGTTGCAGCACTGACACCGCTTAAACCGCTTAGAAAGACTAAACGCTCACCAGTATTCACGGCAGGGTTTTACTCCATACCGCATCAGCCGTATCTGTTGGTAAATCCGCTACCTCAGCACTTGTGGCTAATCCTGATTGAATGTTAGACACATCAGTTAATGATCGTGAACTATAACTCCAAATATCCGAAGCCGTTGCACCACCACCACCGCCACCTGCAAGCAATGTTTGTATGGCTGCTTGGTATGTAATACCAGGCGATACAAAAGACTGCCACACCGCGCCCGATACATCATCTTGGCTTAACTCATTCACCTTAATCGTTACATTAGCCCTGACATACCCTCTAGGCTGTGCAACGGTAATTGTGCCACTACCTAACAAGGTAGCAGGCGAACCGATTAAACGTAATGAACGTGCATAGGTGATTGTGCCTGCACCCGATAAGCTAGAAGCAGAGCGAATACTGCCTACAGGTTGCGCTGTAACGCTTCCTACGCCATCTAAATAAGCAGCCGTTGCACATGGCCCATAATAGGTTAGTGTTGTGTACGGCAACAGCATGAGTTATAAAGGCTCTACTGTGAAAACCATAAACCAAGCATACGAACCAACAGTGGCATTGGTTGACTGATAGATAGAAAAGCCTTGCCCCTCGCGCAAACGGTATTCTTGAACTTCACCTCCCTCTGGTTGCAAGTTAAACATTGCTTGCATAAGATTTTTTGTAGCCGCAGCCGTTGCTGTTTCTTCTTCAGTCGTGATTATGAACGGATAAAGTAATGTTGTGCCAGTTGGCGTGCCATTTGTCTTTATAGTGACTTGTGCAGGCAAAGCAGCATTGTCGGAATCGCAACTCTGTGCAGTGATTGCCGTACCACCAGAATGTGCAGTCAGCTTTCGCGCTTCCATGCGTAAAGCAGCGCCTGTTACTGCACTGGTCTGCAAGTTAATAGCAAACAGCTTTTTGATTGCAACTAAAACACCTGAACCTGCTTCATTCACGATACTAAAATGTGTTTTTCCGTTAGCAAATGCCACAGCATCAGCCACCGCGTAATATGTTGGTACTGCCGAAGTAAACACAGCTTGTTCGTGTACGGTATCCGCGCCTATGACACGCGAACGTGTCCGCATTTTATTGCCAGTTGAATTAGGTGGTACTTGGGTAAATGACTCAGCCATTAATTAATCCTCTTGAACAATAAGTGCGCCAATCGGGAAACGTGGCGTTTGTAATGCGGTAACAATAATGCTTTGCGTCAATGCGCCTGAGTAAAGAATCTGACCTGCACCTGTAGAAGCCGTGCCGATTGATACGTGGGTAATTGTTTCTGTACCAAGTCCGAAGCTGGCATTGCACTCAGGGAATGTCGCTTCTAGCGCATTGATTGCCTGATTGCCTGAAACAGTAAAGCCTGTTGCAGTACGGACTAAGCCAACACGAGCGTAATCAGGGTAAGCCGCTTCATTGGTATTCTGTGCGCCTGCTTCGCCTGGATCGGCTGTATGATAGGCAATGTATAAAATCGCACCATAGCTAGGCATTGCCGTTGCATTAAATACGAAATCCACAAAGTTATTCTCTGTTGTATTACCTTTACTCATTAGATGTTTTCCTGTTTAACCATCTGATAACTGCCATCAGGCAATCGTGTCATTGAACCCACTGACTGCTTTGGGGCTTGTGAATTTGCTAGAACCTGTGTAAGCCCTGCAATGGCTAATTCCATCGCACCGTTGCTTTCCTTAGGTTCACGCTCTTGTGGCTCGTTCTGTGTAGGCTCAGGCGTATTTAATGCCTGTAACCGTGCTGTTTCTGCCATGAATGTGTCAATAGCTATCTTGGCTTGGGCTTCTTGCTCGTCTAACATTTGCGCACGCTCTTTTAGCATTAACTCGCGCTCTTTTAATTCCAATTCCTTAGCTTTCGCTTGCGCATCTACCTCAGCCGATTGTCCTTTGATCTGTGTGTCAGCTTGCTTGTTCTGATTAGCCAGTTTTAATTGCGCGTTCTCTTGGGCTAAACGCTGTATTTCTTGATTCATTTGCCCCATTTGTTGCTGGGCTTGTTGTTGCATTTGCTGAACCTGCTCTTGTGGCATACCTTGTGGCTGTCCTAATGTCACATACTTTTCAGGGTCTTTAATCTCATTAGCCTTGAACAATTCCATGAGCAAGTTAGCGTAATTCTCAGGTGTAACCACACCCATCTGCATACCAGGTTGCATCGCTTGCAACACGCCCATCATTCTGCCCACTTGTTGCTCTTTACTACCTGTACCTAAACCGACCTTAATTTTCAGGTTGTAATCATTGCGGAATAAGCTAGGGTTAATCGGCACAAATTCACCATTAACCAATACCATCTCTGTCTGATTCTGATAAGTAATAGCGTTTTTCAGTATCTTAGCGAATAGGTTTTTAACGCCTACACCCATGAAACGTGCCATTAACTTAATACGCATGTCAGACTTCTGAGTAATGATACTCACGCCTGTTGCTGTCTTGTTTAAGCTATTAGCATCCGTACCTTGTGAGTAACGTGTAAAGCCTGTTCTATTCTCTTTCCATGACTCTAGGTACTCGTTAAACTGATAAGCAGGCGCACCAAGATTAGGCGTAACTAACTGCTGTATCGCTTCACTAGCTGGCGCACTACCGCGAATAATACCGCCTGGTCGTGACTCCATCGCATCTTCAATGTTCACGCCTGCATTGGTGTTGATATACGTTCTGTTGTTTGTCGTCAAGAACATATTGTCGTGAATAGTACGGATTGTTTCAGTACGCATCTTTTGCGGTTGTATCGCAAAGTCAGCAGGACAATCACCAAAGAAAGCATGTGGTCGTGGTACTGGGCATGTCCAAACATAAGGATGTCCGTCTACCATTTCCCACGCGTCAGAATTATCTTCATGTATCGCCAACTTGCCATCGAGCAGGGTAATCTTTAACCACTCAGCTATACCAT